AATATCTTTGTATCTCTTCCATAACTCTTCGTCATCCGTTGTAAGCAATGCAAGTTCAGATGCTATGACTTTTTGCGCTTTGTCAGGGTCATTTTTAATCATGTTTCCAAGATTGTTAATCTTTTCAGTTTCGGCAGCATCTAAACCATCAGCGGCAAGCTCTTCTTTCATGGCCGCTAATGCCCCGGTGGCCTGTGAGGGGTCCGTAGCTGCTCTAAATAAAGCAGCCTTGTATTTATCCGCCGACTCTCCCGGTAGTTTTAACTCAATAGCGGCCTTTATGGATTCGGCAACCTCTGGATTTGTAGCCATATATTCTTTGATTGTATCAGGGTCATGGGATTGCATGGCTTTCAATGCGCCTGCCTTGACAGATTCGACACGATCTATTTCTGCCTGCTCTTTTTGCTCTGCCTTTTTGCGCTCCCCGACTTCCCCTACAGTTTGGGCAAGCCCCATAAGTCCCGGGCCGAAGTCAGTTCCAGGATGAACATAAAAAGGATTCTGTGACATTATTGACTCCTTATCAATTTATTTTCTAATGCGTATTTATGAGCCGATGAGGAATGGTTACATTCACACCAACCAAAGTATTCTTCCCCTGCCAACCTTTAATTCTTTAACACTTTTTTGAGTTATATTTTTTGGCATATTATTAACTTTTATTTAAATATCTTTAATTTGGCGTAATCCACAAACATAAAGCCATCTTTAATCCCAATGCAGTCAGGATTTGTTATTACAAGTTCATCAGCTAGAACACCCTCGGATTTTCCGTCGAGCCCCATTTTATTCGCCACAATATTCCAATCCCACATATACCAGTTGTGGCCGTTTACCTCACCGATTTTCTCAAGGTTCCTTTTAAGTCGACGGTCTGAAAAATTTATACCTGCACCATAGGCCTTTATGCCGAGGTTTGCCATTCCCATCATATTGCTACCCATCTGGTTGTATCCGGCTTGCTGTGCCTGGCCGGCTGCAACTTGACCCTGAGCAGTAATGCCTCCAGCTGCGGTTTGGCCCTGACCAAGCGTTTGACCTATACTTGACATTTGGCCTGCAATTGCATTTGCATTGCTCGGCAATCCTGCCAAACCAGCTAAACCCTGTAACTGTTGATTATATGATTGAAGAAGTGCTTGATTCTGGAGCTGGGTATTATAATCATAAAGATTCCCTTGCACATTGCCAGACCTGAAACCACCAGTCATAGAAGCATTTCTTAAAATTGATTTTTCGCCGGCTTCCTGGCCACCCATGATGGATTTATACAACGGGGACGATATGGCACGATTTATTAAGTCCTGTTGATTCCCGGTACCACCTTCAAGTCCGTATAGTCCACCTAAACCTTTCAGAGCACCTTCGCTAAATTGTCTTGGCAAAGCCTCTCTTTCTTTGAGGTAGTCAAGACCCTCCCTTTGACTCTCTGCTTGTATTTCTGCACCCCTGATGGTAGCTTGTGCCGATTGATCCGCTGCCGATGTTGAAGCTGACGCCGCTTTATCTGCTCCCTTTTTAGCCATATAACCACTGATAACAGCGCCACCCACTACTGCCGTTGCAACTGCTGACATGATTTATCTCCTAATAGTTTTATATTGTCTCTATAATCTGTTGTTATTTCATCCCCTAAACGACCCCCTTGACATCCGCTTATCCCAGTGGTGGCAACTAAATAAATATCACCGTTGTAAAATTCCATCTTAGCATTAGGCTTATGGGAATGGTTTGTGTATCTACCTATAGGAGTCCTCTTGTCGCCTAATCGTGCAGGGGCTAAAATTTCTCCAGGCTCAATACGAGCTGTGGCAAAAACACCTCGACCCTCAATATCAGACTTAAATACTCCTACTTTATAACTCCCATAAGGCATTGGAATTTGGTCATCTTTATTCTCGGCTTGATTTCTTGCTTCATCTTCTGTAACATTAAATTCTATTAAAAAGTCTTTGTAATCCTCTATCTCAGATGTGTGATCAAGCTTGATCCGCTTTTCTTCACATGCTTTGCTTTTTGTTAGGTAGGTTGCTTCTAATGTCTCAATGTCAGTTTCATTTGTAGAATATACATTGAGCCATGTTACATCCTCAATAACGTATCCTATTTTTCTTCCAGGCTTACCAACAAACATCATGGGCGCTGACAGTTCCGTTTTTGTGCCATCATCATTGAGCATAAGAACTTTACCCTTTAGGAATATATTCATATGATCAAACTTCTGATGGTGTCCTATGGCGATGATTCCTGCTTGCATAAAAAGCTCCCTGATATATAAACCCGGACCAAAGGTATGGACTACTGAGCATTCAGCTTGTGGCATCTCTAACATTTCACTTTCAATCGTTGCTACCGATAGCCTTGTTTTTTCTAACTCTTTCATTCTAATTATACTATCTCCACCACATCAATTACCGTTGTCAGTTGGTCTGCAGCACCAGCAATCCCACTAATGATATCTCCAGCATCAAGCACCTGGCCTACAACTTCTGGACACTCGTATGTTTCCTTGTTGCCGATAGCTTTGAGATTAAGTATTAGGTTAGCTACTCCAGCAGCATCACCTGAAGGGATTTTATTAAAGCTGATTGTCTGTGCTGTGGTGGTATCATTAGTCACCGTACATTTAAGTACTCTCGCCGTGGTATTAGCTGGGCAAGTATAAAGAGTTGTGTCTGCTATGGGTACTTGTGCCAAGTATGCGTTCTTTAGTGATATTGCCATATTACCTCCTATGCATTTAGTATATCTATTAGTATTACTGACAAGTTAAGAGAATCCACCGTTAAGGTAGGTGTATTATTATCTATAGTCCTAATTGATATTTCAATATACTCATTAGCGGTAAATTCTAGTAGTGCATGTCCAGCTTTGGCAAAGAAGTAATTAGCTTTAGGAGTCTGGAAAGTTACCTTGCCGTGATCGGTCTCGGTGCCACTCACACTAATGGCAATTTCCGTATCATCATCATTAGAAGTGTTACCTCCACTCAAATCCCACAATACAAGGTAATGACCTGCTGGATATACCGTGATCTTACCACTTCCATCATGTCCTGCATTGTGTAATTCACCATCAATTATGTCCGCATCACTAATTGGGTACCAAGTATTTTGTACTGCATTGGCCTGTGACCATGCAATTGCCGTTCCGTGACAGCAACCGTGGGATACTGGAGGTTGTATAAATGGAATTTGGTATACCTCTGTTATCATCTTAAGTTTTATGTCATTAAGGCTATGATAAGTAGGATCTGGTTCGCTATAGAGACGAAGTAATATATCCTCAACCAACTTATCATATGACTTGGGAGATGTCAGAACTAACAACTTTTGCTCCAATTCATTAATACGAGATTCAAAATTCTTATTTGTTGGTGCTGCATAAATTTGCTTATCTAGATTTTTATCTATCTCAACATCAATTGTGTCTGCCAAAAGAATAAGGTTGTCTAAGATATTCAAATAATCTTCAACAAGAGCATCCGGCCAGTCAGTAAGACCCTTTAGATCACTGGCACTTAAGACTAAACCTCTCAGAAGTTCTATAGTTTTTGGATCAGGCATAAGTAAGCCTCATTAATGCAAACGCCATTCTCGATTTAGAAACTCCCCTGAATTTAAACCCCATCCAACCGTTGCAAATACCGAGACGTCTGAGAATAAACCCCTGGCCGTATTCAGCAGGCGCACCGTATTGCATCCAATACTCGCCACCGTAAACCACGCCGTCGTATGTCATTGACACGGCCACCGTTGCATCAAGGGTCGTTGTGTGTCCGGGAATAGTTACTATGTTTAGCTCATCAATGGAGAATGTTTCCAGGCCAACAAAAGGAGTAAACAATATCCATTCGGTGATAGCGCCATATTGAGTGCTGACGTCATTGTCTAAAATTCCTATCTTGGTTCCCAGCCGGTCCCCGTAAACCCATTTGCCGGATCGAGCGTCGAATATACCGTTGATCCCCCGATAGATCGTGTCACCTTTGCCGGTCTTTAACAAACTCCATGCAGTTTCTTTCCCGAATTCAGCGGCAATAGACTCATTGAAGCATAGCGTTTCGTCGGGAAGATGAACCAAAATAAATGTAACGTCATTCTCGGTTCTGCACTCCATTCGCATATCCGACAGTTCCGGCTCCGTGTACTTGGATATGATTTTGTCAATTTCACGGGTAGAAACTTTTACAGAACTGCCTATTCCAACAATATAAACCGACACCGCACTGTCACGATATCCGCCAGTTATATAAAACTTTCCACCTGATTCGCACTTTGCATGAGTTGCTACGATCCCGATCTTTTGCGCTCTTGTCGCTACTCGCTGAAACGCAAAATTCGCCGTCGCAACATTAACAAAATACTCAAGCGAATACCTACCAAACACCATAACTTTGTTGTCCTGGGTCTTAGCCAACCCCAGGCTTGGATCGGCCATAAACTCAGCAGTTGCAAACATTAAAGGATCAATAGATGTTTCGTCGGCAAGTTCGGTATGGAATAAGTACTCGCCATCCGTCATAAAATAATAATTATCAACCCAAACCCCATCGATGGGAGATCCAAGATCTCCGTCGGCTACTTCATTAAAACCACCCCCAGGGCTATAAAGAAAAAATCTTCCATCTGCTATAATTCCTTGGGTGTTGAAACCGTACAGACCTATTAGCCGTGCCTGTGAGGTGCCGGGAATATCGCCCAATTCTACAACGGTCCCGTCGGCTGCAACTGATATAAGTTTGTTGCCAGATACTCGATAATGATCTGAAAACCTTTCGTTATAAGTACCGCCCCTGTCTACTCCCTTTCCGTCTGCTAATTTTGTCAAGCCGGGATATCCGATCATGTACCCCTTTGCGCTCAAAATATCTTTTTTAACGGCGTACATATTAACGGGCAACGCATCCCTGTAATCGGTTTCTATACCAATTTTATCGCCTTTTATTAATGTAATGGGTGTTATTGGCATTATTCAATCTCTATACTATCAATTAGTTCAAAATTAATTACACGGGTTGTCACTCTCCCGGTATCAGTAGTCATAACGATCTTAACTCGTAAGAGACCATCATTTGATGTACCACCATCAGCTTTAATTTGATAAAAAATATCAGGGCTTGTATCAGAATCGGAAACAATAGTTAAGCCGGTGTCGGCTTCAATGGTATAACTTGCAATTGCTTCAGGGTCTACCAAATAAGAATTGAAATGCTCAATAAAGTCGTTGATATCGCCCACGGTCATCCGGTTAGTCTGGCAGGTATTCGGGGCTTCAGCGGTCGGAGCATAGAAATTACGATGAGGATATCTAAGAGAGTTGCCGGCGCCAATGGATTGCCTGGCAGGATATTGAACCTGTCTTGGATTCGCGGTCGCGGCATAAAGAAATGACATTTGAGCGGACGCATTTTTTGCAAGCATCGGATCTGGCTGCATTCCCTTGCCAAAATCAGACAGCAACCGCATGGCAAGGACACACTCGAACGAATACCAGAACTTTTTATCTAATCCAGAAGGTGCATTAATGTCCGGGGTTTCTTCCAGATAATACCCGGTGCAAACATTACGTCCATATAGCTCATTTGCCATGCCCTCCAGTCGTCGCAATGCAA